AGTAACGTCACTACGAGGTGATGATAGTGGGCTATCCTGCCATCTATTTGTCATGATAGGTGTGTAATCCCAGCTTGATGTTTCTCTTCCCCAGAACCAGGTAGGTCCAAAATATCGACCATTAGTCCTTATAGTAGCCGATGTGCTACTACTATTCCAACTTCCATGATGACCTCGTATTTCCAACATACCGTTTGATGCAGTCATACGAGTTCTATCACCTATATCAATACCCCTAGTGAAGATACGGTCGATTGTTCCCGTCCTAGCAATGAGATTGTTAAATTCAGCTTCCAAACCGACAATCTTCCTAACGTTCACATTATTGATATGGGCATCACTAATGGTTGCGTTACCAATCTGAGCAGAACCAATCTGACCATTACCGATCATGGCCTGTTTGATAATACCATTGTGAATAATAGCTTGTCCATCCAATTCAATCGATTTACCTTTAATACGTACGCCATCAGGCGTTGCATTAACTTCAGTGACTAATTTTGAACCAGAATTTAGTACTCGAATGGCATATGAGTCAGCAAGTTGTTTAACAATTGTACTAGAGATACCAGTTGCGGGAATATACTCACCTATAGTATTACCACGAACTAACATGATATCCGAGAGGGATAGTTTACCTGACTTATCTACCCACATATAGAACGGATGCATAGTAGCATTGTCAAATATCAAATCTTGACCAACTGTGAATGTCTTAGTATACTCCGTCCATACTCCACGTTTGATTTCATTTCCAATACGGTTAGCATTAGCATCAAGATAAAATACTGTCTGACCTCTATTTCTAGTATGATCCTTGATTTCAATAACATACGAGCTCTCACCAGTAGTGTCCCTAGATGCATCTATGTAGTATTTACACCTAAATGTATAAGTCTCTCCTCGTTTCATAGAAGATAGTGCCACAGGTAGAGTAACTCCAACCCATCGATTTGGCGATGATGTGTTTCTTGTGATACTAACATCAAATGCATTTTTACCATATTGTCCGGGGATAGGGGAAATATATCCCATTCCCTGACGGAAGTTTGTTTTAGCACCTTCAAAAGTCTCAGTATCTAAAATAAGGTTTGTTCCAGCAGAAGCTCCGCTAGTGACTGTTGTTTGGAATTGGTCATTATTCATAACCATTTCGGCAATCTTGGTAGGAATACCATTTTCACTAGCACCTAGTGTTCGACTAAACATATCGACCGTTTGAGTCACCTGTTGAAATTTAACGTTCTTAGTAATATCGATATCCAATGGATGGTCTTTAAATCCATTTACATTTTTACTACGTTCTACTTGAATATTTGTCAAATAAAACTGCACATATGTATTTGGAATAAAGTTTATCCGAACCTCAATCTTGTCGGCGTCTGTATCTGGTATAAAGGTTGCTCCAACACGTCTAAGAATTTTTACACCAGCTTTCATATCTACAAACTCTGGGTCTGATTTATAAAAGTCTTTGTAATACTCTTTTCGTGTCCCATTATATGTTGTAAAAATAGATACTCGCATAAATGCTTTCTCCCATCCAGACATATTTTCTCGAGCGACATCTAGCGATACAGTAATGGGGTCACCTTTACGGAACTTATCTACAATTTCTTGTGTAATATAGGACCAACCTGCTGATTGTCCATACGCATGAATAATTCCTTTTTTACCGAAATATGAGAATGTGTTTGTACCAGTAGTGTCGATGGTTATTCCCGTCGGTCTATTAATATTCCAATAATCCGTTTTCAGTTTCTCAGTTTCACTAGCGTTATACTGGAAATTACCATTTCGCACCAAGTTTTGGCTACTGTTATCCGTCAGATTATCCTCTGCAGCAGCCACCCAATCCATCACCATATCTCCTGTATACAATGTACACTCAATGATTTCAAATTGAGTGTTTTGTGAGTCATCTACACGAAAACGGATTTGATTTCCAGATTCCCAAGCTGTCGATGACAACTGAACTTTACCGATACGGAAGTTCCAATCAGAACCTCTTATATTCTTACCATTAATTTCGGGATAACCTGGAACGTTATTAAATCCTTGTAGATATGCCGTATTACTATATATCTCCGCCATAACACGAGCATTTGATACACTTCCTTTAAAACGTACTTTAAATTGTATGGTAATATTAGAATCACGCGGAATTCCGAGCTCTTTAAAAGTTTTACCACCAAGTAAAGAATATCCCAAAATCACATAGTAGTTATTTGAATTTAGAGTATATGCTTCAGAATATCGTGTTCTATCCGTTTGAGACAAATAGTTACGACCACCGTATTTCTTAGGAATTTTAGTGGTTACATCAGCAAGGCGTTCTTTTACACTGCCAACTTCACGAGTAACAATATTCTGAGTCTCGGTTCTCACATTAGCTCCTAATTCGGTCATAGACCTAGTTATAGCTTGACGTATTTTACCCGATTCTTGAGTAATACTACTTGTAATGAGACTTTCAACTATGCCAGGAGTGTTCTGGGTAACCCTTTGGACAATACGGCCTTCGGAAGCTCTAATTTCAGTATTTGTATACTCTTTAGCCCCTCGAAGAACATCCTCTTTGGCAGAGTTTATTTGTAGAGTAATAGATCCAGGTAACTGTTCGATTTGAGTTTTGTTCTGAGAAACTTGTTGTTTCACAGTCTTAATTTCTTGAACAGTGGTTGTAATTGATTGATTTGTTTGGTCTATGGAAGTTCTAACATTGGTTAGTCCCTCATTTACATTACCAATAGTCCTCTCAAGTTGAGCGAGATTTCGGTCGATTGTTCTCTTGTATTCCGAAAGAGTTTCCTCAATATCATTCTCATTTGGATGCCAGTCTGATAGAATGTGAGATTCTTCCAATTGCCATGCAGCGGTATAAATAGTGTTAGCTCCACTACCTTTATTGATAATGCCAAGTATAGCATTAGGATTTGAAAGGTTACTAGGGGTTCTAAATTTAACCCAGTGACGCTCCCATTCCCTAGACACATTCCAACCATTATGATAAAACGAGTCATAAGAAACCAATTGGAGATCTGTAGCAGATCGACTATGATAAATTACTTGACCACCGCCAGAAGATTTAACATAAAATGAGAATATGTAATCTTGCCCGGGTCTAAGTTTCACCATATTGGATTCTGGTGGATTTAAAGATAATGCCACCCTATTTGGTGAATTTACCTTCAGAACAGTTAAGTCTTTAGAGTATAATCTAAAAGTTTCTCCCGTAGCAACAGTCCATCCTCTGAAGTCTGTAGGAGGCATCGTAATACTATTCCTAATTAAGTTATTGGTACCAATACGAAGGTTATTGTATTTCTCCGTAATACCATCTTCAAGATGTTTAACATCTTTCTCAATCTTAGTTAAGAGAGCGCGTCCATCTGAAATTTGTTTCTGAGATAATTCTGCAAGTTTGTTACTTAAATACTGTTTTGATGTATTAAAGTCATTGGAAACTTGTTCCAATTTTGATTTGGCAGCACCTAATTCTTCTCGAATTGTCTGTTCGGAATCTGTGATGGCGGCTATGGTATCTTGATTGATTCTATCCAACTCATCCTGCAGTTGCTCAGTGCTCATCTCATATTGATCAAACAAATCTGCAACTTCGGACATGATACTATCAATTTGTTCATCGATAACTTCATTAAAGTTCGCTGGCATAACCAGAACCCATTGAGTGCCATCGTACCGATACATTTCGGTCTCGCCCTCACCGATATCTTTGAACCACATGTCATTTTCTTTAAGACCTTCTGTAGGTGGCTCATCTGGACCATAAAAGTTTCTATTTTTGCCATTGGCACTATCCATAATGGTATTAATAGACCCTTTAACATCCTCAACATGTGCATCTACTTCTTTTTTGGTTAAATCTTTCCACTCAGCTCTCTGAACATCAGCTATAGTAGAAGAATTTTTACCATCAGAAGTTGCAATAATCTTAAGAATACGCTCCCTCATTGAATCATACTCAATCTCAGAGATTTTGAGAGTAATATCAACATCTAATTTTGGAACATAAACATCAATTGTATCACAAAGTTGTGCATCAACAAGAGCTTTTATAACTGCACGTTCCCAAGCGGTTGTGTCTTGAAGCGGCACCATATCAACTTCAATTTTGATATTAGGAATATCCACATTTGGATTTTCTTCAAAATATGTTAGGGCTTCTGAAGAGACCATAGCAGGAGTGATAACAAATTTAGTATCTTCTTTAATTTGTTCTTGACGAGATTTACGAGCTGCTCTTTCAGCTTCTTGCGCAGCTTTCTTTTCTGCTCTTGATCGCTTAGATGCTGTTTTACGTTCTCGTCTATCGCTTTCCTGCTTAGACCATTTCTGTTCACGCTCCAGTTCGCGTTGTTCCCATTTAGCATCGGCTTCTGCTTGTCTTGCAGCATTACCTCTTCCACGACGTCCTGAAGATTGTCCACGTCTCGCAACTGCTTCCGCTCGAGCTTGTGCTCGTTTCTGACGCTGCTCTTCGTGTTTTTGTTGACGCAAACGTTCACGTTCATATTCTAAAGCCTCTGCTTTTTCAGCATCTTTCTGTCGTTTCGCTTGGTCTGCTGCTTTATTATTTTCTTTTTCTTCTGACAATCTATGCTGTCGGAGCTCCTGTAGTCGTTTCTTCTCATCATCAAACTTCTTAGTTATATCTACAGCGACAATACGCTTTTGGGCATAGTCGTCATAGTGTTCTGATTTGACGATATCACCATAAACTGTAACTTCCTTTTGATTTTCACCTTCTGGAGTATACTTAGCATATGGTAAAATACGAGTGAACTTACCGTTCATATTCGTAGTTATCTTAATATTCTTAAGATTCTTACGAGGACGAACAGTGGTTACGTGTTCACGACCACGAGCACGATATAAGAAAATTTCATCATTCGTACGTTTAATCTCTCCGCCATAAATAGAAGTTATAGAGTTTTCTTCACCGCTCAAAAGTGCCAATACGTTAGAAATAGCATCTGATTGGTAATCTGTACGAAGAGTTAATTCGCTATGAAAACGATATGGAACTGGATCTACTGCATTTTGCAATATAGTGTCCCATAATTCTCTAGGTGTTTTAATACCTGCAAAAAATGGTTTAACAACATTACCGCTAAGCTCGTCAGTCTTGCTGACGGCTTTCACGGTTAGTTTATTTTGTGCTAAATCTGACTGTACCTCATAAATACGAAATGCATGTGGCGCATCTTTATCATTTGGTTTTGTCAAAATGTAGCGATTTTGAATGATTTCGGTAGCCCAGTCTCCTTGGACAGGGTACTCCATCTCTAACTCGAACTTACCGTTACGAGCTTCGGTAACTTTACATTCCTCCGCATCATGGAGGATAGCAATACCATTACTACGAAACTGACGTTCGTCTTGTTCGTATAATATAGGTCTCATACAAGAACCCTCCAGTTAGGTTTGATTGTTAAAGTTGTATTTAAAGCAGAACCATCAGGTCTAGCAATTTTTACATTACTAGGACCTGGATTCAACTCATAGAAATCTTTACCCATAGTCCTATCATTTAGATTACGGATATCAGATCTATTTCTTGTAAATGTGGCATAGTTTTCACAATCTACCACCACAGTTTCATTATTTAGGGAACGGAACCCCATTTTTGTGTGCCCAATAGTGATATCAATATCACCATAGACATTCGCAAATGTTACTGTTGGTTTTGCAGTATACAAAGTCGGATTGGTCAAAGAACCCCCATTAGTCACCGTAAGGTCTCTAATGTTTCGTAGATATTTATATGGTTGGCATTTCAACTTTGCAGTGAAAGCAATACAACCATCATAAAAATACTTGTTCTCAAATTCCAACTCTGTTAAAATAACTTGATATACGTGATTTTCATCAAAGTAAGGGACGAATGAAGCCCATTCGCCTCTCCCTTGATTGAATAGTGTGTAAATAATGTTTCTGGCCGAAGATATACGTTCATGATTATCTCCATGAACTCTTCCATCATAGAAACCTTTCAATTCCATTTCCGTTGTTTCATATCCATCGTCATCATATACGAGTTCGCCTTCGAATGACTGAGGGGATACAAATGAAATTCTCCGCTTAGGGGCAGAGATATCCGGACGTTCTTGAATAAAAACATTCATAGTTTCTGAGTTAACATTATTAACTAGAAAATAACCTGGCTTAAGGACCATTACCAGAATACCTCCTCTCCTCTAGCTCGACGGTTTTGGTCGTCAAATTCTTTAATATGTTCTTGAACCTGCTTAGCGAGTTCTTTAGGGTTAACTGGGTGTCCACCATTATCCACAGATACTTCAATACGGTATTCTTTTGTAGAATTATCGGTATTAATCGTTGTAGTTTGCGGCGATTTTGATTGTGGACTGTAAACTGGAGTAGGCACGTTGGCCATACCACTTAGAGTCAATCCATAATCTTTAGGCGAGAACTTATTGAGGTTCTTCGTGTCAATTACTGGCGTGATAGTTGGTGTATAATTCATATCATCAACCGCCACATCCATCATATCTCCGACTTGGTTAACTGCATTAGCCACAGCTTCAGCAAGCGCCGTACCATGACTAACTGCGCTAGATGTTGCATCCGAGAATCCATTCTTAAATGTATCACTCATTTGTTGGATTGACTTAGGCATTTCTTTATCGATACCCATGGCAATACCCTGAGGAATATACTTACCAACAGTTTTTGCAAACAAACGTGATGGTGAATGAATATCCGCAGCAGCTCTAGCAGCTTCATTAGCTTTGTTAATAATACGTTGAGCAGCAGACTCAATAGAACCTACATTCGCCCAAATACCATTAGCAATACCCGCAGAGATATTGTAGCCTATATTGTACCCACTTGAGCTAGCGCTTCCACTATAGCTTGAAATCGTAGATATGATACTACTCATGTTACTATTCACAGTAGAATTTGCAGAAGACATACCACTTTGAATTCGACTGACAATGCTAGACATCATGTTAGAAATCGTAGATTGTGCAGTTGATGACAAGTTATTAAATGTACCAGACATTTGACTACTTGCATTTTGGATAGTTCCTGTTACCTGCGACATTGAGCTTTGAATAGCTCCAGACACTCGTGACATACTAGAAGTAACGACGTTTACAACTCCACCAAGAGATGTTGACATTTGAGCTGCCACAATACCCATGTTAGACGAAATTGTTGTTACTACCCCAAGCATACCTACTTGTACAGCGGTTGTAACCATTCCCATGGATGTCTGAACTGCAGTAGATACCAATACAAATCCTTCAGTTACAGAACCGGCTAATAGCCCGATAGAAGTCAACATAGTCGATTGTACAATACCCATACCCACCATAACAGCAGTATTCATAGCGGTCATACCGATAGTAGCCCCTGTACCTAATTGCATAAATCCATTGGATGAATTTGTCAATTCAATGCCGAAATTCATAAGAGAATCTTTAGCAGCTGTGAGCGATGTGCTTAACAAATCGATATTAGGACCAACTAGACCAATGTTAGTTGACAGAATTGTGACGCCATTTTGAATTGCTTCAAATGATGTGACAATGCCATCTAATGACACTTTAGTCAATGTCAATTGCCCAGACAAGATAATGAATCCAGCAGCAACTCCACCCAAAGTAGACGCTAGAATTCCAATCGGTGTTGACAACAATTGGAATGACGCTGCAACTGGTTGAATATTTGGAGAAATATTACCGATGCTCGTGCTCATTGATTCTAACGCAGCATTAACTGTAGGAATAACCCCAGAAATAATTGTTAGAGATGTCGATAAGAGCATCATACCAGATGATACAGAAGAAAGAGTGCCTGAACTAGATGATAATCCGGAAATAACAGAGGATAATTTCTCCAAATCATTGATTGTTCCACCAAGACCTAGTTTTCCAACACCGGCTAATTTTAGAGCTTCAACAACAAATGAACCAAGTCCAGATGCTGCGGCAGAACCATTTTCACCGATGAGTTTAATACCTTCTCCCAGAAGTTTAAATCCTTCACCAAAGTTCTTAGCAGATTCTCCAACAGAGCGAATAACATCTGCAACTCCTTCTAGAACGGATTTGATTGCATTACCAATCGATTCGAATACTTTTCCAACGCCTTCAAGAGCAGTCTTAATAGCATTACCTACAGATTCCACAACAGAGCCAACGCCTTCAAGAGCAGTCTTAATAGCATTACCAACAGATTCAAAGGCTTGACCTAGTGCTTGTAAAATTGGAGGAATTCCTTGAATAACAGTAGTGATAGTGTCTGCTACTGTTTGGACGACATTTTCGATTCCGGTAACCACACGGTCAATGACATCTCCAATTACAGTAATTGCTTGAGATACAATATTCAAAGCCACAACAATAGCATCAACTACAGATTGTACAATCGGAGCTAATGTTAAAACAATCGTAATAATTCCTTGAATAACGAGAGTCACTATAGGAGCCAAGATTTCCAAAGCAGCAACAATACCAGCTACTAATACTTGAATCGTATCAGCGATTGGCTGTAAAATAGCAGGAAGATTCTCAATAAGAACTTTTAGAACATCTCCAATAATTTGAATAATCGGTGTCAATGCAGGAGCCAATTGAGTAATAAAATCAACAATCAACTGAATGATTGGACCTAATACTGTTGCAATCGCAGATAATATAGGTCCTGCGAGATTCTGAATTAACGCTACAACAATCTCAGTAATAACCATAAATAATGAAGTTAATGCCGGGATAAGTTTGTCTTTTACATTCATTAAAGCATTTGCTAAACTTTGAATAAATTGTACAGCAATTTCTATTGCGACCGTCAATAACGTATCCAAGTTATCCGTAAGAGCCGAAGCCAACGTGGTCAGCATTTCAACAGCAGTTGTAATAAGTTCTGGAGCACTATCTCGAATACCTTTTAGGAATCCAATAAGCATCAGAACACCAACTCGAGTAATATATGGAACTAGTTCCACTAAACCTTCAAGACCCGTTTTAATGATTTTAATAATGGATGAAACCATACTAGGAGCATTTGAAGCTAATCCGCTAAGAAGATTATTTATAGCATCTACAATTGCTTTAAATGCCGCAGGAGCAATAGAAACTAACTCTTTAATTGCCAATACAAACGATAGGAAACCAGCACCTGCAATTAACAATGACGTAGCAGCTAATATAGATGAAATACCGAAAGTCATCAACGCTCCTGATAAGGCTGCTAAACCAGGTGCAACTAATTGCGCTAATGCAGCAGCGGCTAATAATATAGCCAAGTTACCAGCGAGTGCCAATAATGATACTCCGACAGCAACTAAGTTAAGAGATGACAATAACATAATTGGAATTGCCAGAGCCATTAGACCAGCTGCCAATACTACTAATTGTCCGACCCCACTAAATGAGCCAAACTTGTCTAGCAATATGGACATACCAACAAGAGTACCAAGAACAACCGCAATGGCTACTGTGGCGGCAGCGATACCTTGCCATGGCTGAGCGGCGACTTTACTCAAAGCATCCCCAACGGCATACAAAATAGCAGCAAATACAGCAAGACCACCAACAGTCTCCATATTTGGATTAATTTTGTCCATAACCCACGTTACAGTTACAAGAGCTCCAAGGACGCCAATAATCCCTCCAAGAGCAACTAACATTTGTTGCCATTGTAGTTTACCAGCTTGTTCTAATGCAGCACCTATACCGTATAATAACGAACCAAACGAATCAAATACTAATCGCAATTCTCCAACTGCGACTAAATCATCAACGGATGAGTTAATTATTTTAACAGTAAATGCTAAGGACAACATTACTCCTGATATAGCAGCAGTAGCAGCTAGTAGACTCTTCCAATCCATGGAAGATAATTGTTTTAAACTGCTAGTAACTTGAACGAGCATTAATGACAACGCAATCATCGATAAAGCAGCCGAAGGATTGAATTTGACTTTATTCATCGCATATCCAAGGGCTACCATTGAAGCCAAAAGTATTTCAATAGTAACGAGACCCTTAATGATACTTGTTACAGGCATTGCAACAAGGGGTTCAATAGATTTAACAATGAATAATATAGCTAAACCAAATCCTGCAAGTAGAGCGGCACTACCTAATTTAGGTTTGGCCTTCTGCATTAAATATGTCATAGCAACAAGGGATACGAGTAGAATCTCCACTCCGCCCAAAGCCTTAATCAATGAAGTCACTGGGATATAAGCCAAAACTTCAATAGATTTAACCAAAGCATAGATAGATGCAGCAAAGGTAATCATTAATGCCATTGTTGACAAATTAATTTTTACCTTGTTTAATACTACGGCGGCTGCGGCTAAAGTTACTAATAACACCTCAACAGCGGCTGCAGAAGCAATCATATTAACTACATCCAACCCGGCTAATGCCTCAATAGATTTAGTTAATAATCTAATTGTCCCTGCGAATACAATTAATGACATCATAGCGGACATTTTAACTTTAACACCACTAATAGCATTAGCACAAATAGCCAAAGTTAACAGTAATACCTCTACAGAAGCTACTGCAGGAATTAGTTTCAAGAATGGAATATCTGCTAGTTTAGCAACAGACATTACCAATACTCTAACTGCAAAGGCAAATACAGAAAGTGATTGAATCGCCTTGACACTAGGTTTTACTCCATCTATTATTTTAGCAGCTACCGCTAAACCGAGTAATAATGCTTGTACCCCTATTACTCCTGTCGCTAGTTTGGCGGGTTCCATATCAGCTATGGCTTTTACAGACATAACAAGGATACGTACAGCAATTGCTAAACCAATCATCTTAAGAACACTTGCTTCAGACCCACCGATTTTTGACATGATTTTGATTGAAGCTAACAATCCTACCATTGCTGCATAAAGACCAAGAATAGCTTTACCCATCTCCTCTTGAGGAATCTCGGCTAGCTTCATCATAGCTCCGGCTAGGATACGTATAGCTATCGCGTATCCAATCATAGTGGCAATTGCACCTTTTGGCAATGCGGAGATATTACCCAATACTTTCATGGACTTCATGAGACCAAACATAGCCGCTCCCATACCAATGAGTCCTTTGGATAAGTCTCGCATATCAAGCTTGGACAATTTCTCAATAGATATAGCTAACATAAATACTGCTGCAGCGATACCAACAAGAAGCCAAACTTTAACCCCTTGAGAGAACATGTTTAAGTTATTCTTAAACGTATCAAGAACACCGCCAGCATCTTCTGCCATTTTCTTTCCGTTATCTGTAAACTTGGTAAATGTATCCTTAATTTTTCCGAATACAGTATCAAAGATTGTATTGTCAGAATTCTTAAAGGCTATCCATTTATCTAAAGCAAATAAACCGATAATAGCTTTAATGATACTAGAAATATCAAAGGATACAAATGCGTCCTTCAATCCTTCATAACCTTTTTTAAATCCATTAACAATGCCATCCCAAGCGGATGACATTTTATTAGATAAACCAGTCAAAGCTTTATTAATAAATTCTCCAGACTTAGATATAGCACTTGCAGCGCCAGATAAAATTGTGGATAGTCCCGTAAATGGATTTGTCAATCCTAAGATTTTTCCAAATACTGCGGAAATAACCGCAAATATGCCCTTGAATACATTAGCAATAAAATCGCCAACTGCCTGGAATAAGCCAACGTTTTTTATTGCATTCTCAGCAGCAACCATAAATTCTCTGATTGCTTGTGTTATCTTAAACAATGTAAATGCAAAAGTTAAGAATCCGGAGCCATCGCCACCAGAAAATGCACTGAAGAATTGTCTAATGATGATAATCGCAATTCTAAATACACTTATTAATATTGCAAATACGTTGGCAATTGCTTTACCCATATAAAGAAGTCCGACATACACATTTGTATTAGACCGTATAGAGGCAAAGAATTGTGAAATTAAGAACATGAGATTAGATATAGGGGATATTAAACCATTAACTGATGGTGCGGCTCTACCAAAACCAGTTGCTAAAGCTTTAATAGCCCAACCTATAGTAACTAATATGTTACCGAAAGCTTTCCCGGTATTAGTCATTAAATGCATAATACTATCATTGTTCTTAAGTTTAATTGTCAGATTTTCAAGACCTTTTGTGAATTCGAAAAATACACGAGCATTTGTCTTATAATCCCCAATTACTGAACGGAAACCTTCACGATATTTAGTCATAGCTCCGAAGACAAATTCAAAACTATTAGCAATGGCGTTAAATAGACTTTGTTGTCCACCCATATCTTTCCATGTTTTTAACAAGGCATTTCGATAGTTTCCCAGACTAAGAGTTAATCCAGTTACTTCGTCATAATATTTACCCTGATCATCATTGTAAAATGGGTTTACAATATCCCCAATTTTAGTCCACATATCGCGGGCTTCTTCAAATCCACCAAGTAAATATTCCCAAGTAGTAGCCCATCCAGAACCAATAGATTCTTGAACAGTATCTACTAATTGACCAAAAGATTTAACTTTGGTTGCAGCATCAAGCATGGATTGGTCTTCTGAAAATTCTCTCAAAGTTTCCAGCAATACTTCGGATGTTAACCAACCATCTTGAAGAGACTCACGAAATGATTTGGTCATGTTTCGAGCATGCCCCAACTTTTCTGCTGTTTGAGTTAACCTGTCTTGGAATAACTTACCACCCATACCAGCATTTACTACTGAGTTCCAGTCCTGCAAACCTACTCTACCAGCAGCAATCGCTTGAGATAACTGATACATTGCGGTAGACGCTTGTTGAGTATTCGAACCAGATGCAGCAGCCAAGTTGGAAATACCTTTAATGGCAGTTCCTGCTTTATCTAGACTAACACCTGCCGCCGTAAATGTACCAATATTTTTGGTCATATCAGCAAATGAGTAGATTGTCTTATCGGCGTAATCATTTAGTTCTTGTAAAGAACCTGATACTTTACGCATACGAACACTCGAATCGGGAATTTCCCATTCTGTATTCGTCATAATTGTTTGGATAGAACCTAATTTATCTTTATACTCACCAAGACCATCCATAGGCCCTCTAAAAAATTGCCCTGTAAAACTCATGGCTTTTTGGACCATTCCGCTAAGAGCATTACCGACTGCAATGTTCATAATACTCATAGAGTTATTTACGGAAGAAGCAGCTTTCTCAAATGCAGCTGCTAGAGGCGACGCATCAAATACTGCAATTTTATTGTTCAATCCATCGATGGATTTTAGGGTATTTGGAAACCCTTCGTGATTATCTGCCTTCTGGAAAATACCTTTCAACCTAGATAAAATGTCAGACGTACGTGAAGTACGATTCGCGACGTCCGTATTCATTTTATCAATAGATCTTGAAGCACCGGACATGTCTATTCCTTCTGTGCTTTTACTGAAAATTCCTTTTAGGCGAGATAGTAGTCCTTCGGATTTTGTCGTTGATTTTGAAATTGTGTTCATCATCTGTGTCATATCCGAATCAATATTGTTCGCAGCAGATTTTCCATTAACATTATCGAAAGCTTTCTTTAAACGATTTAGGGCAGCGATAGTATCCTCTACATTTTTAGTAAAACCTCGATTATCAAGGGAGACCTTTGCGACTTTTTCATCTACATATCCGCTCATAATTTACCTCTATCCTTTTAGTGAGTTAGTAACATCCTTGATTCTTCGACCATTAGCTCCTCGTCTAGTCGTTGAACTTTTACCAAGTAAATCATTCAACATACTGTCAATATCAGCATTCATCTTAGACATACGAGCAGCATGTGCAGGATCTTCTTGTTTTCGAATACTATCAAATGTTCGTTTCATCTCTGAACCAGCAAATTTATGACGGTCACGGATAGTTTTTGTACTATCTTGAACAGTTTGTTTTGTTTTGTTAAATGCTTTATTGTATCTGGCTTCGTGAGCAGGATCAAATATTGGACGTACTTTACGAATATCGATAGCATTTTCTTTTTGTAATTTTTTAAATACATCCTCAAAAGCATTATCCATTTCTTTATCAAATGCCGAACGATCTGATAGAATATTTTTAGCTTTTTTGACTTTTAGTCCTTTTAAATGTTTAAGACCTTTATATCCACCATATGCTGCCAAACCAGCTAAAGCGACTCCACCGCCAATGAGAGCTGCTTTTTTAAGCTTACCTTCTGTACCAATACGTTTTTTAGCTTTTTCACGAGCAGCTTTAGGATTATAACCTTTTGCAATATATTTTTTAGTTAGGTACTCTCTACGGTTGCGATGCCCCCATCGCATACCTTTAACACCAAAGTGTTCGATAGTATCTGATGAATCATACATAAAGTTTACCCCTTTCTATTTTGTAATTCGTTTAACATCTTCAAAGCATTCTTATCAAACTCTGATATGGCTTTAGCTTGACCATTTGCCTGTTTGTTAATCCGTTTGAAGTTTTTACTGATTTCTTTCAGTTTAGTACCCATATTTTTCTTTTTGGACGGTTGATGACCTAGAATTCCAGGATTTGCAAAGTCCTTATAAATTTTATCAATGTCTGGATTATATGGAGACTTAGATTTACTATTTTTAGCAGCATTCGCTTTTTCAATGCTTTCTTTCCATTTATTCAAATCTTTGTCATGTACATCTTTAATTTTGGATTTTAGATTTTTACCGGCATCTTTCAATTTATTAAGTTCTTTTGAACGGGCGTCTTTGAATTTAGATTTTAGATTTTTACTAGCTTCCTTTAAACGCTTGATTTTTCCAGTTTTACCAGAAACTTTAGTCGCATTCTCGGCCTGAATCTTTGCCATTTCTTCGAGTCCTCTTTGCATAGCTTTTTGTTTCTGTCTGTTCAAATAGCTGTTGACTCCTTTATATCCAGCATATGCTGCCAGACCAGTTAAAGCCACACCACCTCCGATAAGAGCCGCTTTTTTAAGTTTTCTCTCCGTTTCGAGACGTCGGTCAGCTTTATGCATAGCATCATGTATTCCATAACCTTTGGTCATGTACTTATTAGTTAAATATTCCCTACGGTTGCGATGCCCCCATCGCATACCTTTAACACCAAAGTGTTCGATAGTGTCATTCATTCCATATACTCCTTTAAAATTTTATCGATTGTGTTTTTATAAACATCATCTATCGTTTTATCAATATATGGTTGTGGAGGTACATACCCTCCAGTACCTGTACCGTGTCCATAGTGAATTAATACAGCAACATTGACATTATCATTAATATTCGTATTTATGATTTCGAGGTCTTCCCCTCGAGATGTCTTAGTTATCTTATAATCCCAACTATTAGCAGTTTTACCACTTTTTACCGGAGTGGCTCCTTTCAAAGCAGAAACAATACGTTTGCCCAATACATCGAGCGAACTATTACGTTTCTTCTTTAAAAATTTTTCTAAATCATTGAAATCCCCGCTAGTATTAAAATTCATTGTCATGGTTTCTTACGATACTTTCTATTATATTCCGTATCTTGTTCTCGTTTTTTAGTCCTATTACGAGCATCAGATAGTTTTTTAGCTGCGGCTGCG